TGTTCTACTTCTGTAATCGAAGCGAAGGTCATCCAGGGAGCCTGCCTTCTGGCGACTGTGACTTTGACGATCTCTTCTGTTGCCGAATCCGTGAAGATTTGGACGAGGGTTAGTTTGTCCTTAGACCATAACGGCATATAGCCCCACGAGGGAAGCATCAGTTGCGCCAGTAGCGGTTGACGACCTTGAAGTAAGCCCATGAGACGAGCCACCCATAAGTGAAATAAATGAGTTTGTCCTGGTGGTTCATAGCGGTTTCCCTTCGCTGTAAGTGTCCTGATGTTGTAACACAAGGAAGAGTCTGGGTGGCGGATTCGACCTCGGAACCAATGAGGGAAACACAGTTAGTCCCGAGGTCTAGCGCGAAGAGGGTGATTTCTTCGGGCGATTTAAGGCTTGGGCAATGCCCGCCAAGCGGCTTCGAAGGCTTCTGCGGATTGCTTTGCCATTTCAAAGTGCAGCCAATTTGGGTTGCCTTGATACGAGCCTGCATTGTCTGTTGCGGTGTAGATCTTGACCCCTGTCTTTCCTTCGCCCCTCGAGCATCGGTAGCCCGCGCCGTACTCGCCGTATGCATACCAATGCAGTTCGCACAGTCCCAGGGCTTTTGAGTTGGCAAGGAACCAGTCCCACATTTCGCGCGCTTGCGCTTCGTCTTTGTACTGGATGTCAGCTGCGTAGCCGGTGGCATGAACGGATAGACCTGCATTGTTTCGCATTGGGCGATTGGCATATGTCCCGAGGGACTTTGTTCCCCAACGTGCTTTGCACAATTCAACAAGTTTTGCCGTGACGGGTTGTGTCCCTTTGCCGTCCCACGATGGGTAGTACGGATAGACACGATTAGTCATCTTTCTTGTCCTTGTCTTGTTGGTGGCCCTTGAGCCCGTTCGAAGCGAGGAGCCCCGCCAAAACGCCTGACATAGTCAAAGTCAGCGGTGACAATATCTTCCAGGCTTCAGCATCGTTCGGTGCTTGCTCGAGAGGCTGTGTCACAAAGAGAAGTCCGTACAGAAGTACGAACACGGTGCCGACGAATGCAATTGAAATTGCCAGTCCGACAATCAGGATGAGTCGTCCTTTGATTTCTTCGTTAGAGAGTCTTGCGCGAAATTTCATGAGCAACGTCCTTCTGGGGCGATGGTGGTGGTTGTTGGGATTGGAAATTCGGTTGTCCGAGTCATGACTTGGTTCTTGGTTCGTGGGCAGTTGACGCGTTCACGATCAGAGCAAGCGGTGAGTGACCCCAAAAACACCAATAGAATCAGGCTTTTACGCATTATTTGCGGTATCCATATACGGTGATTGTTCCGCCAGTAATGGTTCCCGATGATGGCAAGATTTGGATTCCCGTGTAAGCCGTTGAGATTTGGTGCATTCCTGATCCCGTTCCTGTGTAGCCAGTTGAAATTTGCATGAGGGAAAGATTTGGGAAAAGAGTATGAGTAGCAAAGTTGGGGTTTACTACGTCAAATACTGTTCCGAACTTGTCACCTGTTCCGGTACCAATCAGGACACCAGTTGTTTGTGCAATACCTTTTGCCGAGGTAACGGTTCCAACTGTCATGTCAATGAGCGTCACGCCGTAGTTGTAGCCACTGCTGGCAGGGTTTACTCCATCGTGCATTTTGGCGTACATCGAAGTTGCTGAAGTATTGCCACTCATGGTCAAGTTGCTGATAACGACACGGTATGAGTCGTAAGTTGAGGAAAAGACGCCCAATAAGCTGATGCTGCTGACACCTGCGTTTGCAGTAGCCGAGGCTGTTCCCGCTGACACACTTCCGTTTGTTACCGATGACGGAACAATCGCGACTGAACCTGAGTTAGCAAGGTAAGTGTTGGTATCTGAAGCCGTGAGGATTTGCCCTGATGTGAATGTTTGTATTGCCATGTTCTGTCTCCTTTAGAAACTGAGAAGGTTGTTGTCGAGCGTTCCGAAGATTGCGTCGTTAAGGGTTAAGTATTGGTTGCCGTCCGTACTCTCAAAAGTGTACGAAACAATGTGAGACCCTGGAACGATTCGGTGTTCAATTCCTGACGTGATCAGGGTCTGCGATTCTGTGAGCGGGGTTCCGGTGTTGTAATCCTTCTGGACAGTCACAATTGACGTGAGGTCGATGGCAAAGATCGTTGACCATTGCGCGGCTGTAAGTGCTGCAAGTTCGCATGAGACGCCAGTGAAGCGGACGACGGGGTTGCGGTATTTGCCGAGAAGGTACGCGCCGAGACCGTTGACTTCTGTTGTTGTTGAGTTGAGCAGATTGAGAAGGTTGTAGTTCTGCGCCTGGTACAAGGAGATTGACGTTGAGTCGGAGTTGGTCTGCGCCGCGCCTGCGGGTGATTGCGTCACGATGTAGTTGTAGAGCAGTTCTGATCCGTATTGGTTGACCAGGCTCATGTACGGGATGCCTGTGCCGTCGGTCGTAAACGACGCGCCTGCGACAGGGTTGAGAACGCTTGACCTGCCCTTAAAGGTGAGGGTTCCGTCGGCTGAGGTGTAGAGGTAGCCCTGTTCGGAGGTGTTGACTTGCTGAAGATAGTTGAGGACGTTTGTGTCCTGAGAGACCGCGTAAGCCCCGAGAGTAGAGGTTCCTGTACCGATAGACCTTGCGCCTTGGTAGTTGATTTCTGGACGGTCTAGAACGGTGCTGACGCGAACTCCTGAGGTCTCGGCGGACGGGGTAAAAGCGTTGAGTTGCTGATTGGCGAGAGTGCCGAAGGTGTCAACGCATCGAGCGAACATTCGGCCTTGATTGGCGTTCTGGTAGTCCAAGTCCCAATCCTCGACGAAGCCCGTGTAGATCGGAGTCCCGTTGGCGTAAATGATGATGGGCGAGCGAGGCAACACATACGGGTAGTAGATCGAGGAGGTGTTGAGTGGGTCAAGGATGCGGGAGTTGTTGTTGAAGACGACCTGTGCGGTTCCTGCGTTGAATTGGTCAAGTTGGCGGTTGCGTCCGCGCTTGATGTTGACAGACAGAACAAGCGAGGTGAGGTCTGCGTACTGAAGGCCGCCAAGGGTGCCTGTGTTCAGAACGCCGAAGACGGCGTCGTCAAGTTGAAAGGGTTGACCGAAACCTGTTGTCGTCTGGAACCCGACAAGGACTTGGTATGTGGGGACGGTCATTAGAAAGTGACCGCCGGTGCAAAGACCTGTCCTGAGTTGCGTTGCGCTGCAAGGATGGCGTCGATGATGTCTTGACCAACTGTGGCAGGCGATGAGACAAGTCCTGCATCCATGTTGATTGTGATGTTGCTGAATGGGCCGATACCGCCAATGCCTGCGTTCTCAAAGCCTCCTGCGTTGCCTGAGGTGTTGTCAAAGATTGACGGTGGAGCCTTGGTTTTTTTGGGTGGCAATGGTGGAATAGTTGCAGGTGCCCCGCCACCTCCGCCAGACGCGCCAGCACCGCCTGTGCCAGCAAACATTGCTTCCGCCTGTTGCGTTGAAACGGGTCGAGTTGATGATGGGTTGGTAGCCATCAGTTCAGCAAACGATGGAATCTTTTTGATTGTGTAGTTGCCAAGTTCGCCTGTGCGAAGAAAGTTAAGCGCCGCCATTGGGATAGCAAGCGCACCTTGTACGCCGTTAACGAATCCGACAATGGTGTCGTAGATTGAGGCAAAAGTATTTTTCATTCCGCTTGCGTCTGTTCCAAGACCAACTATTTCTGCGCTGAGTTGTTTTATACCGCCCGCAGCACCTTTAAGACCAAACGCTTCCCCAATGCGAACTGCAGAATCTCCAAGGTCGGTCAAGATGGGAAGCACCTTGTAGCCGATTGACTCCTGGAGTTCTCCAAGGGTGATTTTTAGACGCGCCATTACGCCTTCGTAAGTCTTTGCCTTTTCAGCTGCTGAACCGCCGAAACGATCCTCAAGCATTCCTTGGACTTTTTCGAATCCTGCTGCTTTTAATGTTGCAGCGTCATACCCGACGCCAAGTTTTGCTAGAGCCCCGTACGAGCCCTCCTGGGCTTTTGCTAAAGCCTGAGCCACCGATTCAACCGATTTGCCTGTGCTCGCCGAGAGGTCGAGGCTTAAATTGAGAAGGTCTTGAGCCTTGGTGACGTCACCTGTTGCCCTGACGAGACGACCAAGGGCTGGACGAAGATTGTCGTCTGCGACGCCTGTTGCGCGTTGAGTTTTGTCTATAAATTCCTCGACGCCTTTGATCTGCAAATCAGACGCCGTTGTTGTTGCCTTGATTGAGTTAGCAAGTTGTACCTGTGCTGCTTGGTCTTCGGCTGCTGCTTGTGCTGCCTTGAACAGGACTGCTCCCGCAGCTGCTGCGGATGCACCCAAGGCTGCGAATCCAATGACTGCAAGTTTGGCTGCTTGTTGCGCGGCGAAGCCAACTTTGTCGGTTCCGGACTCTAAATTCTTGAATTCGTTTAAGGCGGATTTTATTCCTTTTCCGTCAAATTCCGTAATGATTGGGATTGCAAGTGCCATTAGTCAAGTTCTCTCTGTACTAGTCGGATCGCATCCATTGACGCTTTAAGCATTTCGCGTTCAATCTCTTTGCGCTTGCGAAAGACGGCGGGCCCGAGGTTGCGCGTATGGTTCGGCGCGGGAATTGAGCCGAGATTGTTGCCAAGGCTGTTAGATGTTTTGCGTCCTGCTGCTTCCCAGATTGCAGCGCCAGCGTTGGTTTGTTGAATGTAGATCAGCGAGGTTGCCTCACGGCTTGCGTCGACTTTTAATTTGACGCCTGAAATCGCTCTAGCGACAGAGAAGGGGAACTTCTTGCTTCCGTTTTGTGTCCAGTTGCGAGCCATGCC